ACTCAAAGTTTCCATAATCATTAGCATCTGTGTTGCCTGATGAAATTGCAAAAGATGGAGAGCCGAAGTTAGCTTCCCAAGTAGAAGATTGGCTAGTTGATTTATCTCCAACACCCATAAAATAAGTTTGTCCAGATGTTAATGAAAAATAACCAGTAGGAGAAGATTCGTCAAAATTTCCTGAACCATCTGTGTAAGATCCATTTTTAGAAAAATAGACTCTATTGTTATCTAAATCTAATGCGATACCAATAATATCATTGGTTGTGTACGATGCACTAAAATTACCTGCACCTTGTGAAGAACCATTATTAAAAGAATCTCCATTACTAGCCACAGAAAAACCACCTGTACCATTTAATCCTGATGAAGTAACATTTTCAATGTTATTCAAAACTCCACATAGGCTTTCTCCTGCTGCTTGTGCAATTAATTTAAACTCACCATACCATTTGCCAGTAGTTAATCCTAAAGTAGATAAACCCTCTGAATTTTGAGATGTTGAATTGGTTACTACTTTTAAATTACCTTCTGAAAAAGTAGATACATTGGATGGGTTAGGTGTAAATAAAGGATTAAATGTTGCTGAATTATTAGTACAAGTATCAGTAGATTGATCTACTGCTGTAAGGTTATTAACTGTAAGGTTATTAGAACCAGCAGCATCATTTCCTAAAGCTGAACTATCTTTATAATCTAAATAAAATCCATTGTTGCCAAAGGTTAAATCTGCTAAACCATCTATTGGTTTCCATATTCCGCTATCTTCGTCAAATTCTCCAAAGCTATCTGCTGCTAATTGTAATCCATCAATAAAAACAGTTTCAGCGAGGTATCCGTCAAGATAATAGCTAGTAGTTCCTTGTCTACCAATTTGTAAAGTTCCACCTGTAATAGCAGTATCATAATTTTGATCTGGATAAGTTGCAGTATCAAGTGCTGTTTCTTGAACACCATTAATATAAATTTTTACCCTGTTAGAAGCTGTGGATTGGGTAGTATCCATAGCAACTACTATATGATACCAAGCTGATACATCTCTAAATGCTCGTGATGTTTTTAATTCTATATTTGTTGAACCATCATAATCGTAAAATCTTAAATCATTATTATTACCATTATCCTGTATTACTATTTGACTAATATGAGGATTTGCAACATTTTCAAGTAATATATTATAATCGTTTAGTTTAGAAAGTTTAAACCATGTGCTATAAGTCATTTTTCTTGCACTTGTTGCTGTAGCTTGATTAAAATTTAAATAAGTACCTGCTGTGCTATCGAACCTTAATGAATTATCTACTGCATAACCACCTGCTGATGCTGAATTAGCTGGTATAATTAAAGACATTAAATCTCCAATGTTGGTAGTTCGCCTAATGGTCTTGATTGAACATCATCTGTTGTTGTGTAAGTGTATAAAGTTTCCAATGCTGGAGTATCACTTGCGTTTGTAATTGCAGTTTCCATACTTGCTTGTTTAGTTCTAACAGCATCTCTGTAAGTAGATATAGCACTAGGTATAGCAGTTGATTTTTCTGCGTTTCTAGTTATGTACCAATCAGTATCATTTAATATTCCAGCTACTTGCTGTTTTAAAGTTCTAATTAATGTTGTTTTTAATCCCTCAACTTTTACATCGCCAACAGATTTATCACTTGGTAAATCTCCATCATCTTCATCATCTTGCGACCATGTAGTATCTGCATGAGCCTTTGGTGTAGCAGTTCCATAAGAAGCTGTTACAGTTCCATCAGCAAAAGCAAAAGATTGATTAGTATTAATATACCATTTCTCATCTTTTTTATTTGAGTTATCAAAGACTACTTCATAAATACCAATAGCTTCTTTTTCTTCAACAGACCATTTCATAAATATGTCTGCTGGATATTGTAAATCTCCTAGAGTAAATCCTTTAGGGTAATTAAAGTATCTTGATATTGATCCGTCTATGACTAATGCGTACATAATATTCCTATGATAAAGTTAATGCTAAATTTCTTCCCACCTCAAGCCACTTTGCTCCATTGTATCTAAAGGTAAATACATCTCCAAGATTAGCTGTTGCTGTTAAGGTTGGTGCAGTATCTGCTGCAAATTCATAAACTGCGTTCCAAGTAATAGTTCTACTACCAGTTCCATCTTGAATAATAAGTAAGGATGCAAATTGACCAGCAGCAGGTGTAGTACCAGATGGAGCAGCTAAAGTTCTTGAAGCTCCTAAAGTTACTTTTGCAACTGGTGAATTAATAACATTCCATACAATAGTTGCTGCGTCTGTTAATGTATCTTCTGTATTGAGTACAGCACCAGATACTTTTGTTAAATTGTTAGCATCTGCTGTAAATACTTTTGAAGCAGCAGTTGTACCTAATGTTGCAAGATCAGAATAATTTAATTCTGCCGCAGTAGAATCTATTGCAGCAAGTTTAGTTAAGTCTGCTTGTACTAATCCAGATACTCCATCAAGTAAATTAAGTTCAGTCGCAGTAGAAGTAACTGCTGCAAGTTTAGTAAAATCAGCTTGAACCAATCCACTAACATTATCTAATAGGTTCAGTTCTGTTGCAGTAGAAGTTAGTGCTACATTTTCATTTATTTTTGGTGCAGTTAAAGTTTTATTAGTAAGTGTTTGTGCAGTTGCTTTATCAACAGTTGTTGCTGTATCAATTGCTATTGTACCAGAAGATGTAATTGCTCCACCAGATAAACCAGTACCAGCAGTTATAGAAGTTACTGTTCCCACATTTTGTGGAGTTATAGTTGTGTAGGTAATGCTGGTAGATCCTAATGTTGCATCAGTGTCTGTCGTACATAAAAATATTTTATTATCATTTGCAGTACCTTGATTAACCACAACCATACCACCAGATAATTCTGCAATAGTATTATGTTCTGGATCTCTTGATGCTGCTCCTGCACCAGATCCTACCGCAAGATATAAACCATTTTCAGTTGCTGTACTTTGATTTTTAACTAAAACTCTATCTCCAGCTACAAGAGTTACACCATCTATTGCATCTCCAGCTTCTAAACCATTTGATAAATTTATATTAGCAGTTGAAGCACATTCCGCAATAATTCTAGTTCTTAATCCAGCAACTGCATTATCAACATATGTTGTTGCAGCTTTAGCATTTATTTGTGTTTGTGCATTAGATGATAAAGTATTAATGTATTGAAATTCTGCACTTGTAACAGATCCATCTGCAATTTTAGTTGCATCTATTGCTGCACTTGCATTAACATCTGCATTAACAATTGTTCCATTTGTTATTTTTGCAGAAGTGATTTGAGAATCAGCTATGTGTGCTGTATCAATTGATCCGTCAACATATTGATCTGAGTCTACGGAGTTAGCAGCCATTTTAGCAACTGTAATTTGTGAGTCTGCAATATGTGCTGTATCTATTGAACCATCTACATAATGTTCACTATCAATTTGATCGTCTGCTATTTTTGCACCTGTTATAGCATCAGCATTTAGTTTAGCTGTAGTAACAGCACTGGTTGCAATTTTATCTGAAGTTACTTGTGCAGAGGCTATATGGGCTGTGTCTATTGAGCCATCTACATATTGGTCAGAGTCAATAGAATTAATTGCCATTTTAGCAACTGTAACTGCATCATCTGCCAGTTTAGCAGTCGTAACAGATCCATCTGCTAATGTAGTAGTTCCAACAATACCAGTTGGTATAGAACTATTTGTTTTAGACAAAGCACCAATATAAACATTTGTAATAGCTTCACTAGATAATGAACCTGAATCCCAAGTTACATTTACAGTAGTGTTTGTAGAAAAAGATGTACTAGATATAGTTCCATAAATTGTTCCAGGAGTAGAAGCTGTTAATTTAATTCTTCTACCTGCATGATAAATTGCTGTAACATTAACACCAGCAATTGTAAATGAAGTACCACTAGCATAAGCTGCTGTAAAAGCTGCATCTCCATCTCCATACTCTACCCACTGTGAATCATTGTACCATTCTCTGGTATTTTTCATCAAAGCTCTAATGGCATTGTTCAGATTAGAAGGTAACATTCCTTCTGCTGTATCAATTCCATTTAGTGTAGTGTTGTCTGCTTGAGTGGTTGAATAATCTTTTATTCCTGCCATGTTTAATCTCCCATGAACCAACTAAATTCTTTGTTGGATTCTGTATTGTTTTTGTTAATTAAGGTATTTACTGCTTCTTCAATTTGTCTTTGAAAAAATTCTTGTGTTTCAATTGAGTAACGAACATTATCTATATCTATTATATCACTCATCGTTTTCCTCCAGGAGCTACAATCAAATCTATGCCTTGAGCATGAGTCCAAATAGTTTCTGCTGGAATTTTTATATTAGCTCTAAAATATCTTCCAGATTGTCGTACTGGATTTAAACCGGTAGAGTTCATAGAAGAAATAGAACTTTCAGTAGGTGTGTCTGCCAATCTGTTTCTTGTTTTAATGGTTACAGTTGCAGGAGCATCTACAATAGGTCTTATTCCAGTAATATTAGATATTGATCCAGGAATAGGTTCTCTTTCAGAAGTTTCTAGTTCTGCTTCTAAAGTTTGACCTGAAAAAATAGCTGCTTTAAAGTTTGCGTCTATTGCACCTAAGTATAAATGACCACCTGTCCAAAAAGGAGTGTCTAAAGAAATGTTAATTTCGTCTAAGTTTTCAGATATAATATCCATCAACTCCACTGTATTCGCAACCACAAATTGTTTAAATATTTGTGATGCTTGAATTTCTGCAACCGACCATTTTTGTGTTACATAATTGTAAATCAATAAACGATCACAAAGTCCTGTGGTATTAGGATTGTTTTTACTTGGGTATAACCAAATAGCTAATTGATTAAAAGGATCTACTGCTGCTGTAATTCTATCTGTAAAAGCTTTGTTTAAATCGTTGTCAAAAAATCTATTTACTTTTTCTGCTCCAATCGGAAGAATTTGATCTCCATTAATTTGATAAAATCCATCGGAAGCATAAAAGAATACTTGTCTATTATCTTGACAAACTGTTTGTCCATAGACAGCTCCTCTATTAGGAGAGATTACTGAAAATCTAAATACAGTTGCACCTCCAACAAAATCTAATCTAGTAATTTGGTCTTGTCTAAAAATATAACCAATTTCTCCAGATGTGATGGCTACTACTTCTCCACCAGATCCAGGTAAGTCTTGTAAGTCAGAAGATTTAGAACCTGGCTGCCAAACAGATATGTCATTGATGCCTGACCACTGAACTCTGTTTTTTGAACCAGCTATATTTCCAGAAATTAAAAAATCTCTCACAACACCTGAAACTTTAAATACTGGTGGTGTACCGCTAGAAGATATACTAGATAAATTTACAAATACAGAAGAAGTTCCCATTAAGTAATATTGCGGATCATCTACTCCATTACTGGCAATTATATATTGTCCAAACTGTGTAAATGTAATGTAATCTATATCCGAACCTGTTAAAGGAGTTCCACCATAAAAATTAGTAGTTGTTAATCTTGCGGTGTCTGAAGATACATTGATTAAATTTTCATTTCCAATGGCTGCTCTAGTTACTGTAACTACTGCATCTGCTACTGTTGCTGTAAAATCAGCATGAGCATTGATAGCAGTTTTTAAATTTGTTGCTGTAGTATTATTATTAGTTTCTACTTTAAATTGTGTACCTGATGCTGTTCCTGTAGTGGAGGTAAATACAACAGTTGAATTGTCATTTTTTTTTAATGTAATAGTTTTAGAAGCACCAATATTAGCATAATCTGAAACTGTGATTGTGCATGATGCTTTTGCTGTTGCTAATAAAACATTTCTTGCACCAATTTCGGAAAAAGTTCCTGAAGTTAATTTATAAATTGTTTCTTTGGTTGCGACAAAAGTAAAAACTGTATTGGTATTATCTCTAAACGATCCTGCACCTTTTGCATTTTGTGTTACATTGGATGTTCCACTGTAAGCTACTAATCCTTTGACTGGCTTATAACTAGACTGTGCATGATACACATTAGTTGCTATGGTTGCTCCAGGATTGTTATGTTCTGGCTGATCTGGTAGCCATTCGCCAAAAGGTAATTGCATAATAATTAAGATGAAGTTGTAGTAGAGCTATAACTAGCTGAAAAAGGTGCTGCTACTGTATCTTCTGATCTTATTTGTAAAGGAGAACCAGAAAACTGATCTTCTCTATCATTTAATTCTAATCGTTCTAATGCAGTTGCATACATACTTTGCCATACTGATACTTGCTTTGGATCTATGCCTCCTAAAAAGTTACTGGCATGAAATAAAGATCCATACAAATAAATAGCAGGGTGGCTTGATAAAATAAAATTGGAAGTATTGCTATCTGATAATGGGTCAAAGGTTTTGTAATAATTTAAAATACCAGAATAAGAAGCATCTGGTTTTGGCATAAATCTTAAAGTATCTCCTAAAATAGTATATGCGGTAGGGCATCCAGTAACGGAAGTTCCTCTGAGCTGATCCATTTGTGAAGGAGTTACATATCGTAAAGGTATTTTAGTTGCACCTGATAGAATATAAAAATCTCTTATTTGCAAAAATCCAGCAGGTAAGTTTTCCGTTTCTGCATCAATAGTAATACTAGCTTGTGCGATCATGGATCTTATTCTTAATTTAGAATTAATATCCGCTTCTGTAAGCGTAATAAAGTCGTCTTGAATTTCTGTGGTTAAATCTGATCTGTTGAGCCAATTAGCTACAGAAGATTTTAATTCTGAATAGGAAGTAAGTGCCATTAAATTTTACCTGGTGCTGTTCTAAAGTATTGAAACTCTGAACTGTTTAATTTTTTTTTTAATATTTTTTGCTGAACTTCTTTAGGTAATGCAAACCAATTACCTTTGTTATTATCTTTGTGATATTCTTTTGACCAAATTTCTAAAACAATAGTAGGGATAGAAGCTACTCTTTTTAATTCTCTGCTTTTAGAATAACCATCATTATGAGTATAAAGTTTTTTATTACTTTCTATAATAGGTGCTGCATCTATACTTCGTTCTTGAATAATTTTATTTTCATCTACATAAATAGAATCTGTAATTAAATTATCTTTTTCAATATGTTTCATTAACTGGGCTTTCCTTGACCTTTACTAAATCTGGCTTTTTTGTGTTTTTTAGAATGTCTGCCTGGTCTTTTTTTTCTTCTGCTTTTTATATAGTCATTGACTCCAAAGCTTTTGGCCTTAGCCATTAAGCAGTTAATTCAGTGATATATAATTCTCCATCAGAGCTACCAATTCTCAAAACTGCAATCTTTTGACCTTCTAAAACTTTAATAGTTTCCACTTCTTTAGCTGGTAAAAAAGTAGTCGTTATTGCTGCGGTAGGTGCTTTAGATACTGCAATGTGACAATCAATGGTGCTAACCACTCTGATGTATTGTGTTCCTGCTGTAAAAACATCAGATGCAGTGGAAGAATTTCCAGATGTTAATTTTAAAACTGCTCCATGTCTTAATCCGTAATTAAAACTCATGTTTATTTTCTCCTATTTTTTCTTTTTATTTTTTTTAGCTTTATTGGCTTTTGCTTTACCCTTTTTTGTGTAAGGATATTTTTTCCCATTTACCATTGGCATAATATTTGCTCCAAATTAATATTAGGGAAGAATAAATCCTCCCTAATAATGATTTATATTATCTTCTAATAACTATAGTAAGTTCCATTTTAGAAGCATTAGTAGATCCACCATTAGTAATGGCTTCAATAACACTTCCTTCATTCACAGCATTTAATGCTGTAGGTTCAACTGTGTATTTTTTTCCAGCCGAACTTGCTGCTATATGTGAGATAGCTGCTGAAGTACAAGCCACACCATCTATTTCAAAAGTGATAGCTGCTGTTCCTGTAGTAGTTGCTTTGTTGTGAGCAAATATTTTTATAATTCTACCTTTATCAGGTACAGTTACAAAAGTAGAACTTGCTGCTGATACATCTGGTATTGCTGATGTTACCCAATAGTCATTTAATGTTCTCATTGTTTTTTCCTTTTTTGATTGCTTCGTTCCGTCATTGACTTCAAAGACCAAACAAAATTATTAATTAAAAGAAGGGGGATTGCTCCCCCCTCTAAGGTAATCAAAGATTACGCAGTAGTTAAATCAAAGATACCACCACTTGCTTTTTCATTTTTAGAAACAAGTGTGTATTCTGTGATTAATGCTTGTTTGTCAGCATCTCCAGTTTTTGCAAGATCCACTAATTTGAAATCTCTTAAAAACGCAGTTGCAAACATATCTGGGCTTAAAACATAAGCAGAACGACTTCTTGAAAATCTGTTCGCTACTACAGTTAATGCTCCGAAATCACTTTCATATACATCTACTGCATTGACCAATCTTTTGTTTTCTGCTGGATCAAATTTAGTTGCTCCACCAGTAAAAGAAGAAAGGACTTGTTTGTTAAAAGAACCAAGCATAACCATTGATGGATCTCCGCCTTCATCCCATACTTTTTTAATAGTATTTCTTAATTGAGATTCAGTGAAAGCTCTTTGAGTTCCATCTGTTCTAGCATTTGTTCCAGAAGTTCCTGGATCTGCACCAGAACCAGCACCTTTATCACTGTTAGTTTTGATCCAAGATTCTAAACCAGCTAATCTTCTAGGTGTAGAATCATTTCCTACGACTGGAGCTTGGTTAGCAGTTAGAGAAGTTTCCATATCTCTTTTAAGTTCTTTTGAACTTTTAGAAATTTGGTAAGCTAACTCATTGTTTCTACCAGCTTTACTTACAGCTTCTAAAGTACCAGAAACTAGAACTGCTTTTCTTGCGATTTGCGTTCTGTTTCCTAGTCTTACTGTTGCTGTTGGTGCAGCGAAAGCAATTTCATCGCCTTCTATTTGGTAGTTATCTGCTGCTGCTGCTGCTAGAGCATCAGTTTGCCATTCATGGTTCACAGCAGTTGCTTTTTCTCTGCCGATTCCACTCATAAATGGAGTATCAGTTGGAGAGATATTGTAGATGATATCTGACAAATCTTCTCTCTGACCTACTGCATCAAATGCAGAATATGTGTTTGTTACTTGTGCCATATTTATTATGTTTCCTTATTGTTGAGGTTTATTGTTAATCATATCTAAAAAAATAGAAGTTGCGTCTTGCACAGTTCCTGATTTTTTTAAACGACTAAACTTTTCTTTCTTTCTCAACAAACTGACATCGTTTTTATCTGATTTGACTCCTGAAGAAAAAACTTTGCTAGGTTTCGTAATTTTTTTAGCAATGCCAGGTTTGGCTTTTTGCATATTACGATACTTCATTGCATCATTTACCAACATAACAATTCTATGGTCATATACTTGCGAAATTTCTTGGTTATTAAAACCAAAACCTTGCAAATAATTACGCATATTATTTTTTAAATCAGAGGCTTTAGAAGAGTCTGCAAATTCTGGCATTTTAGTTACCAATTGATTTTGCTGTTCTTGTAAAAAACCTTGAAATTGTTTTTGCTGTTCGTTTTGAACTGTTTGTCTAGCTTGAAAAAGTTTTTCTTTTTTCCTTCTCATTCTATGCTCAACTCTTGCAGCTTCTGTTGGGTCATCTTCATACAATTGTTCCAAGTCTATATTTGCTTCTTCTTGGTTCAATTGATTTTGAGCTTCAGACATTACTTGATTCAATTCATTAATCTTTAAAGAATAGTCTTGTCTTTGCTTTTCCGCTTCAGATTGAAAAGATTTTCTTTCATTGGAAAGCTCTTCAGTCTTTCTGCGATAATCAGCATCTCTTGAGTAACCATTTCTCAACTCATCAAGGGTAACTTTTAATTCTTGACCTGCAACTTTTACCTTGTAGGTGGAATCTTGTTTCTCTTGAGTATCAATTTGTTCTTCTTCTTGAGATACATCTTCGGAAGTTTCTTCTTCGGTTTCATCTTGCGACTCTTCCTCTGTTTCTTCTTCCTTTATTTCCTGTTCCAAAGGTTGATCTTGTTCAGATTCCTCTTGTGTTGGTTCAGGAGAATTTTGTAATTTTGTTTCTTCTGTTGTTTCTTCTGGCTTTTTTACTTCGCCTTCCAGCAAACCTACAATAGATTTAGCTGCTTTATTCATATCAGTTTCAGCTCCCTTTAAAGGGTTGGCAAAATTGTCCGACATAGTTTCTCCTATTTTTGATTAAAGCTCCTTAAATAAGGTTGGCTTATCCCAAACTTTGGTGTTTAGAATTCTGTGTTTTTGTTATAAGAACTGCTTATATTTTATGTTGCCGCTTTAGCTCATTTGGTAGAGCAGCCGATTTGTAATCGGCAGGTGGTCAGTTCGAATCCGACAAGCGGCACCAAAAATTAAAACTTCTGGCTAGAAATTTGTTTTCTAAAATCTTCTAATTGTTTTGTGGCCAATTTTCCTGTTTCAAACATTTCTATAATGTGCTGTTCTACTTTTTCTATTACATTATAAGCTAACCAAAGCTTCTCTCTAGCTTCAGTTTCGGTAGCACCAGTTTTAAATAAACTGCTAGTATATATTTTTTTTAAATTATCCAAAGATTCTTTAAAAAGTGTATTGTCTAAAAGTTCTTTAGCCTTGTTGGATTGGCTTATCTCCTGTTGGAGCTTCGCTTGTTCGTTGCTGTTCATCTAACCCTTCAATTTGTTGTCCAAAATTTTCAGTTGCTTGTTGTGCTTGGTTGATAGATTTAGTTGCGTTATTTACTATTACCTTATTTAGCTCTGCTTCCATTCTCATTTTAGCAGAATCTATTTGAGCATTATATTTAAGTTCTAATTCTTTAATTCTAGTTTCAAAATCTAAAACTAATCTTGCATTGTCTGATTTTAACTCTTGTTCTTTTAAAGCAAGATCCGCTTGTTTTCTTTTGTTCTCACTATCAATTCTAGTGAACTCAATTTTCTCAATCGGTGTTAATGGTGGTGGTGGAGTAGGCTGAACACTTTGTTTTCCTATATCAGGATTAACAAAATAATTTTCAACATTTTTAAGTCCTGCGTTCTCAACCATTTTAGTCAAACTATTGTAAATGTTTTTCAATGTAACCATTGGATATTCTTTACCACCTTGCAATTGAAATGCTTGGAGTTGTTTTTCTAAAATACTATTTAAAATAATAAGCTGCTGATCTTTTGAACCTGATCCTAAACCAACTGTAATAGAAATATTATATCTGTTTCTCCATTCAGTAGGATTGACTGGAATAAATTGATTGTTTAATTGTACAATTCTTTCTTTGTCTTGGTACTTAACTGTTAATTCAAAAATTCGTTTAAATAAATCTTTCACACCTGTTTCTGCAAACACTCTAGCAATTAACTCCATACGCATTTGCGTTTGAGTCATCACACTGTTCACACCAGTTGCGGTTTTGTTTAAACTTTGTGCATCTAATCCTTGCGAATATCTAGTAACACCAGTTCTTGATTCTCTAACTGTGTCTAAGTATTCTAATAATGGGAAAGCTTGTTGGTTAATGGTTTGATTTTGCATCGGCATCATCACTTGAGAAGGTGGTTGTTTCGTTCTAACCACTCCACCAGGTCTGGAAGTAAGTAGGTCATCCAAATTAACCATACCATCCATGATAGCCACTCTATTATTGTTGGTTAAGTACATATTATCCAACAATTGACGCATAACAGTTGATTTTACCAACTGAACATCTTCCACTAACTCAGAAACACTTCTTCCATAAAACCTATGTGGCATAGGAATAGGGGTTAGCGAACAAAAAGGAATATGATCGCAAGTCATGTTTTCTAAAATCTCATTGGCACTGCCACCAGCTACAATTACTTTTCTAAGCTCTGCAACACCATCTCCATCCATGTCCACTTTGACATAGCACTCATAAATTTCTATTTCTTCGGTTGATTTATCCGGTGCATTATTTAATGGGCTTTCATCAATATCTGAATATCTAGTAAGTCGTTCATCATTTAACAACATGCTGTTAGAAGTGGGAAGGTTTTCTACTACCTCCACATCATAACCCATCTCAACTAATTGGGATCTGGTTCTTAATATTCTATGTGCAACAAAATTTGCATCTTCAATTGTTTTAGCTGTTCGTTGTATTAAAAATTCTTCAGGTGGAACATTTTCTATTTTAACTTTGCCAAACCCAACAGTTCTTTTAATAATAATGTTGTGTAGCAAAGGAATAGGAACATCGGCCATCTGTTGGTCAGCAGGAATTTCTTGTCCTTGCTGTTGAGCCATCAGCATCATCTGTTCCATCTTTTCTTTAAGAAGCTCTATTTGTTCTTTAGCTGCTTCATCTTCAAAAGACTCTTCTTCAACAATCTCTACATCTTCATCATCAATTAATAATTGATATTCTTGTTCGCTTAAATTCTCATAAGTTTCTTGCTCAACTTTTTTAGAGTCATCCCAATAAACTTTTACTATCCCATTTTTTTCTAAGAGTGCATCTTTAAACCAAGTGTAGAAAATAGAAAAACCAGGATTGTCTTTATTGAACACATAATTGACATAATTGGTTGCCTGTTCTGCTAAAGCCACATCTTCAGATTTAACTGGTTCGCATTTTACTACTTGTTCGGATGCTGTAAAAATTCTAAGTAGGTTAGGCAAAATAGTTTCAATGGTATCTGCCACATCGGTGGACACTACTTGGGATCTGCCTTCAATTTCAGTACCAAGCTTTTCCCCCATATAATACTCTAAGGATTTTTTTCTTTGGGAAGATAAATTTCCACCCATAAATCCTAAAGCATTATTGATTTCGCTTGAAATAATTGATTGTAATTCTGTATCTGTTTTTTTTGCCATCTAAATAATATAATTTGTATTGACTGGTATTTCTTCTTTCCAGTTGGATAGTTCTGCACCTAGTCCAATAATTCCAGTTCTAAATGCGTCTGCACTATGACTTGCATAATTGTGCTTGGGTTTATTTCTAAAGCATTGGTTTAGCTCATCCCATTTTTTTTGGTATGCCTTTAAAGACTCAACACCTTGATAGCAATTATTCTTGTCAAACACACAATTGGGTAATGCTTTTCTTACAGCTTCAATGCCATCTTCAAT